TCAGCTTGTGATGCCGACATAGCATCTGCATCGCCTTCTTCGTAAGCCTTTTTAAAAGTCTGCTGTGCATTGTATTTAGCCCATTGAGCATTATTAAGTGCCTGCTTATTAAGTACATCTCCACCTTGAGTTACAACTGATTGTAGCTTTTGGTTTTCAGACATTAAATTTTGTAATGCCTTTACAGCTTCCTGAGACTCTCTTAGAGCTTGTTCTTTTGCTCTACGCTCCTCATGGTACTCGTATTTAATTTTGCTTATTCTATCGCCAGCTCTCTTACTGTAATCTGTAATCTCTTTATCTACAGTTTCATCATCTACAGGAGCTTCGTTTGTTTCAACTTTAGCGTCTCTTCTGTCTTGTTCAGGAATATCATTAACAATTTCTACTTCTACTTCATTACTTGATGAAGTATTTATTTCATTTGCAACACCAAAAAATCTATCTTCTGTAGATTGTGAAGCCGCTCCTGGGTTTGTATCAATAACTTGTTCAATGCTCTCACTCATGCTCTTACTACTCCTGTTGGGTCATCAACGACTGCTTCCACAGTATCGTCATTTATTAAACGAAACTCTTTCCCATACATTTTCATGCGAGTGCCTGAGTAAGCACGGAATATAACCCAATCACCTTCTTTGCACCAAGGTCCTGTTGGGAACCTTTTAGGATCACCGTAAGCTTCTGAACCTAACTTTAAAACAAACCCACAAATATTGGAGGTTTCTTCGTCTATTACAGTTTTAGTAGCCTTTATGATTCCACCATCAGTCTTTTCTTTAGCCTGTGGCATTGCAACTAGCACTTTCCAGCCTTTTGGTTGAGGTAACTGACTTTTAATTTCATCACTTACATCTGGCTTTTCAACACTATCTGGTTTTGGTATCTTTACCGCTTTTACTTCTTTTTTTTCACTCATATTTTGCACGACTTTTAGGTGTCGAGTTCCTATTTTATTATGTGTTGTTCTTTCCAATCAAGAACTTCACGCTCTGCAAGGGCTAATCCCTCTATAACTCCTGTCATTCTCTTATACTCAGCAAAGTCTTTACAACCTCCTGTAGATATATGATCTGAACATTCGTTCATTAATTCTCTCAATTTCTTAGTTAAGAAAACGGAAAGTGATTGCTCTTTAATATCATTATTCATTCAGATTGATATCATTAACTAAATCTTTAGCAATGTCAAGTCCAAACCTTACATCATCTTTAACTTTCTTATCTTCGCTTTCTTTTCTATCTAGCAAATCGCTAGCAATACGCTGTCCTACATTCATTCCAGCAATTTCTGATTGAGATTTAATTCTAGCTTCTTCTAATTGTTTATTATTTGTAAGTCTAGCAGCATCAATCATTATTTTAGATTCATCTATCTGTTGCTTATTAGCTACTTGAGTTTCTTTAATCTCTAGTTCTTTTTGTTTTGCTAATATTAATGGGTCTTGTGCTTGTTCTTGTATTCTTGCTTGTTCAGCTTGTGCAGCATTTGTAGAAGCTACTCGTTTAGCTGCTTCTGCAACTAGAGTAGATATACGTTTTTCTACATCTGCTGGTAAAGGCTCACCTACTGGAGGTAGCTCTATACCCATCTCTCTTTCAACTTGTTGTCTAAACTGTAATGCAAGATGTTGCATAATGTAGTCTGAGCCAGCACTTTGAATAGTTTGAGCATTTGGACTCTGTTGTATTTTTGCAAGAATATTTGGGTCTTGTTGTGCAGAAGCCAATGTTTGTATATGAGCTTCATGGTCTTGTGACTCATATGCTTGTACAGCTTTACCATTAAGTATGTTCTGTACTGCTGTAACTGGATCAACTGCTGGTACATCCTCTTGAGGAGGTATTATAGTATCTACATCTTTGATGCCTAATACTTCTAGCATTTGTCTATGTAATTGAGCTAGGTCATACAACTGTGGTGCTTGTTGAGCTAATTGCATTGCCGCTTGATACTGCATAATTCTTTGAGCCATTGTCGCTGCGTTTGGATCAGAAACAGGTAGTATGTCTACTCTGTTATCAAAATCTTGTAACTTTATCTGCTGACCTTCTTCTACTTCGTAAGGGTAATTAGGCTCTGTAAAGTCTTTAATTACTGTTACAAGTATCTCAAATTCTCTTTTCATGGAAGCATGTAGTCTTGCTTGAACAGCACTCATAACTTTCATGTTTCTTTCTAGCAATGCTAGAGTTGTTCCAACAGGTGCCTGACTATTCATGTCAGATGTTTTCATTTCAGCTATGCTAGCAAACTTCTTGCCTTCTTCTACTATGTTTTGTAGTAATGAAAATAATGTTGGTGAAGGTTCTTTGTAAGGTAGGAATGTAATATTGTCTCTGATAGCACCACCTGGTACATCTACATCTCTAAACTCACCTGGCATTATAGGACTGTCATCACCTTTGATACGAAGTCCTCTAGATTTCAAACCACCTGGTAAATTACTTAAAGTACCTGCATCTACTAACTGTCTTAATATTGATGTAGCTGATTTAGCTAATCCACCAATCATATGTATTAAACCAAAACCATAAAAGCCTAGACCTGGTAGGTATTGGTAATGTACAAAGTGCATCCTTCTTAATTTTGCAACATCATCTTCGTAATAGTTTCTTCTAATACTAAGAATAATGCCTGAAGGACTATCTATTGAGATAACATAAGGTAACGCTATACCTGTATCTTCTCCATTTTCATCCTTATCCTCAAACCCTTTAAGGTCTAAGTCTACCTGCATTTCTAATATTGTATGACGAGTATCATAGCTATAACTTTCTGAATGACCTGTCATATCACTATACTTTTTAGCAATATCTGATGACGAAGGTTTTGCATCTGGTAATTCTATGTCTCTATAAAATCCACTAACCTGCATTTTTCTTACATCATTAGCTGACTTCTTCATTACATGAGTAGCTCTTTCACATGTCTCTAAATCACTTGCACCATAATTAACTACAACATCCTCTGCTGGTACAAATATACCGCTTGGTCTGTTTAGTGTTGGGTCAAAATAAACTTTTCTAAATGCTGAACCTGCTAAAGGCAAAGAAAATAACATCTTCTCTGTTTCGCCACGATATTCAGTCATCTCATAAGTAAGAAGATAATTTAAATAATCTTGTACTCTTTGACTTTGTTTTTCTTTGGTTGAATCTATTGGTCCTACTATTTTAGTTCTAACTGGACCTGCTGCTGGAAATATCTCTGATATAGCTTGTGATTGGAATTTAATTACCGCTTCACTAAGCATAGGATGGAATACACCGCACGCTCCTGCCCAAGGTGTAGTTCTATCTTCTATTTTTAAACCAAGTTGATCTAAGCCTTTTACATAGCTTTCTTCCCAATCTGATCTTGATTCTTTATCTGCGTTGAACGCACCTATTAATTCATTGCCTATTGAATTTAGTTCATCTTCTTCAATAAAATCTACTAAGTTAGAATCAAAGCTTTCAGTTCCTGCTTCGGATGAGTTAGCATCAAAGTCAACAATCATGCCACCATCTTCGGTTTCTGTTGTTACTGCTTCTGATAATTCTTCCATATCAACTTCTAAGCCATCTTCAGGCTCCATCTCTACTAAACCATCTATAGGTGTAGCAGGTGTGTATTGTTTTTCTATAGCCAACATATTCTCCTAGTAATAATCTGCTTTACGGTTATGTTCTAATGGTTCATCTTCTTCATCTGTATCTAAAGGAACAAATCCGCCTTGTCTGAATCTTAACAGAGCTTGCGTACTGCTATCAACTAAATCGTCATGTTCCATATTAGGAAATCCAGCGAACTCTTCTACCACTTCTTCTGCCCATCTAGTTTGAGGAGCCCATACTACACCTGAAGCAAATAGATCAGATACGGCATTTACCCTAGATATCTTATCATTTCCACGACTAGGAGTATATTCTTGTACTGGTATACCCATTGCTCTTAATTCAAAGATCAAAGGTAAGCCAGCCGCTTTAGCCTCTACAATGAACGCATCTGGTTTATACTCGTTGTACTTATCAAAAGCTCTCTTCTTTAAATCTGGGAACTCTAGACGCTCCTTATAGGCATCTAAGAGTATTAAGTTTGGTGCCGAAAAACCATCGTCATCTTCTTTGTAGAAAACTCCCCATGTGGTACAAGCCGAATAGTCAGCTCTTTGGTTTTTAAGAAAAGCAGTATCCCATGATTGAATTACAAATTCACACTCAGGGGGATTCTTGTTCTGCCACATTCTCCACCATTCTCTTTTAACTAAAGCACCCTCTTCAGAAGTAGGGTCTTGTTGATACTGAGCCATCCACTTTGAACTAGGCAATTCAGCCTTCAAAGCTTCTAACTCTTCTAATTTCCAGAAAGCATCCCACAAAGGCTTACCAGAAGGTAAGATTGCAGGTAGTTCTATAACTTCCCATTGGTCAGCTCCGCCTCGTTTAACACTAGCATCCACTACTTGACCTGTTAAATCTTTATTATGCCATCTAGTCATAACCACAACGATTGCACCATTAGGCTGTAAACGCTGTCTAGGACCAGAGGTGTACCATTCATAGGTACGATTGAACACATTTATATCTGAACTTGCACCCTCTTGTTCTGAATGAGGGTCATCAATGATAAGCAAATCAGCACCTTTACCAGTAACCGCTCCGCCTACACCAATCGCAAAATACTCGCCACCTTTGTTCGTGTTCCAACGACCAGCAGCTTTTGAATCCGACTGTAAACTTACATTCGGAAATATCTTTTTATAATCTTTACTATTAACAAGGTTTCTAACCTTTCTACCAAAGCCAACCGCTAATTCTGCGGTGTGAGCTGTCTGTATTATTTTCTTTTCAGGTCTGCTTCCCAGAAACCATGCAGGTAATAGGTAAGACGCAAACTCGGATTTGGTATGTCTAGGTGGCATGTTGATGATTAAACGTTTTAATTCACCCCTTGCTACCCTTTCAAATGCATCAGCCATGATCTTGTGATGAGGTCCTTCTATAAAAGCACTCCAAACCTCTCCAACAAAAGCCATATAGTTGTCCGCACATTTCTCTCTGGACTTGGCATCTGCTAGTTCATCTAATAAACCCAATAGTTCTTTCTTCTCTTCTAAAGAAAGGTTTTGTACTTGGCTTAATATCTGGTTACTCATACATCTCCTATACTAGATAGGAAGTAAATACCTCCTAAAATTAAAAACTTAATAAGTTCATAACAATATGTACCTATCAATAGGTAGATACTCTACTAGTAGGTACCTACTAGATGTAAATCACGCTAGATTTTAACATAATTGCACATCTTCACAGAAAAGACAACCATTTTTATAAAATAATGGGGGGGGTCTAGGGACCCATAGGTCTTTCCTAGAAAAATTATATATTATATGTATGAAAAACGCTATCAAAATGCAATATAGGGGGTACCCCTGCAAAAGTTAGTAATATCCTGTGCATATCACTATGTATATATGATAGGAGGAGTCCCGCACGCGTGAATGGGGGTAGCCCCCTCTCTCTATAGTGGGAGATCGAAACACTATATGTAGTGGTTGCAGCGTTCGTCTGGAATACTACATGTAGTGTTTGGGTCTATATATAGTGCATCCACATATTGCACCGCATAGCGTGTCATATGAGTACGCTCAATGCCCTCTTAGATAGTTGGTTGGTGGTTGGTTGATCTTGGACTATTGAGCGTCTAACAAAGCTTGAATTCTTTCCTCTATGTCCGCTTCTACTTCGTCACTAGTTCTAGCTTCCTTGGTCTCTACTACATCACTGAACAACGATACGCTTTTGCCCAGTAACTCCAACGCCCTAATCCTAGCTGAATCTGAATCTGATTCCTTGGACTCTCTATATAGTTGGTCTATGACGTAGTTCCTTGTTCTAAGGCTACTAGCAACTGAACTAACCTGTTTACGCTCTATTGCCCTCTGTATGCTTAGTGCAATCTTAGGGTTAGCGACAAGCTTGCTAGCTTCTACTTCCACCCACTTGGGGACTTTGTTCGCCTTGGTTAAAGTAACGTCATATACCTTGGCGTACGCTTCCTTATAGCTTCCTAACTTGCCCTTGATGATCTCATCAACAAATTGCTTCTGTTTAATAGTTAATGGTGTCTCTTT